TGCTTCCATCATGTCCGCGATCACATACACGTACCTGGTACCAGTGTGTTTCTTGGGCACGATCGCTATGTTGCCTATCAGGATGCCTTTCGAGAATTGCTTAGGTAGATGCCGGAATGGCCTGCGTGCCTGTTCCTTGTGTGCCAGATCCGCGAGTTTGCCTTTCAGCCCGTAGGCTTCTATCTGTTTTACCAGTTCTGATTTATTTTTTGGTGCCATTTCTACATCCTTATTTAAAGCATATAGTCGGTGTAATCAATTTTTCTTAAATTGTCCTGATATTGAATAAATTTCATAATGTCGGCATCATTGTCACCTGCGACTGCCACATTGTCTACTATCTTCCTACACTGTGAGTGGGATGAAGATTGTAAAATTACCTTGGCTCTTTTAGTGAATCTATTTTCATATTTGATATTCAACACATTTGGTCTGTCTAAGAATGCCCAGTCATGATCAAGATTGTGGTGACTTGTAAAGTCAAGAATCTTTGGTAGATCAGCAACATTCAAACTGCTAACGGTTGTCCATGTGTTAAGTTTAAGCAATGGATATTGCTTCTGTAAATTTTTATATTTCATTACACTTTTAATGTAGTTTGACCACTTAATGGGCCAACGGACGTAGTCGTGTGTTTCCTCTACACCATCTAGACTGAGAGTCACTATCACCATTATTTTGTTCTTTAATATATCTTCGAGTTCTTTTATAAGTCTGGATCCATTGGTATTCATCCTGACAATTTTCGTTTTTGGCGGCAAGTTCCCAAGTAATTTTTTGTAATTCCTACTGGCTGTTGGTTCACCGCCATTAACGTCTACTTCTAAAATCCTGTCTTGTGGCAAATCCCAAAAATTATTGATGTTATCGACCTTGATGTAATTCTTATTTTCAAGGCTACCTATCTTTGTAGACAGTCCTGCGTTGCATGTCTGGCATGCACTGTTGCAAACATTGTCTAGTACACCTCCGACCACCAAATAGTTCTTTTTTAAAGGCTGTAGTATATTGTGTCGCTCAATGCTTTTAGTCCTGATGCTTTCTCCGGTAATTTTTTCAGTCTGTTCACAACGCACACACTCTGCAGGCCATTTATCTTGAGCCATTGTGTCCTGTATGTTCTGTAACCATTGGCTTTCGTCTAGTTCTTCAAAAGTATCGAAACCCATTGCGTTGACCATGTGGCCACACTTTCCTACACTCCCGTTTTGATTCAGCCTTACAAAATGTCTAAGCCTTGGACAATGCACTTCTACACTCCCTTATAATCTTGTCTAGAGAGACAGACTGCTCGAAGTATTTTACTAGTTCTAGATCTACAGAAACAAACCTGGAAGGTACTTCGACTTTTATTTTACTATCCGACTTGTTACGATGCACTTTACAATAGTCAGCGATATTCTCTAATGCTCTTAGAGTGACTTTACCATTGTAAAATACACGTAGGTGTAACAACCAAACCAATTGTGGTGAGAAATGTCGATCTATTAATTTGCCTTCCTTAATAAGTCCCATGGCCTGCTCGATTTTCATATTGTGTTTTTTTATGTATGTGTTGATTCCTGATACAAACCTATCAGCAGGATCTCTGATTAGCACGTGAATGTTATTACACTGTGCAATCTCTTGATTGTGTAGGACCTCATCGTGGACTTGATATAAACTGGTTGTTGCATTTTTGAAAATAGGATATACATAATTTTTGCCAATCCTGTAAACTTTACATTCTGTGTTCAGCAGAGTATTCCAGTGATTGAGTTGTAATTTATTTTTTTCTGTCATTGGCAACAAACTTTATCTTCCTATTTAAAGCATATTGCATGTGTGTATCAAGTTTCTTCCTGACAAATATGGCCTTGTCCGCCAACCGCTTGGCTCTGTCTGCATCTTCCTGCGACAGTTGGTCACTCCTGAACGAATCCAGTGCGTGTGCCCGTATGAATTCAACATCTGTGTCTGTGACGTAGACCTTGGCCCGGGGTGCTATCTGTATAAACATGTACTGGTAATTTTAGCCTGGCATCTTCATCAGGATGACAACCATTGTTGATAATAATCCTGCTACTACTGTGCCTGCTGTTGCTATGATAGTTTTTGATTGAGACTTATGACCTACTGACATATCTTCATTCATTTTTGCCAACCTAAGTTCAATCGCTGAAAGTCTATCGTGTAAGCCTTTGTATCTTTCAGAGCAAAGGTCCACGTGTGCTTCTAGGTTCTGTTTTTCTAATTCTGTTGTACTCATATATCTTCTTAAATCTCTTTTGAGGATTTGTACCTCCGTTATTAGAGCCTGTAGATGAGCCTGTTTCATTGCCTAGGTGTGCCTTTATTATTAGAAAGTTTGTGCCTTAATGTACTGTTATTTATCAGTAGGTCCGGCGTATGAAAAGTAGGTGTTTATAATGCCACCTGATAGTGCACCTATTATCTTTTGTCTGTCTGTGCCCTGCACTTCTTTTGTTACAAATGTTTGTATCGGGAAGTGGGCAGAGTTATAACATTGTGTCATTACAGGTATAAGGCTAAAATCGTCAACTAGGTTGATAGTTGGGTCCACCATCTCGCCATAAACTCCTGCTTGTTCTGTAAAAAATTGGAAGTGCCAAGTCACATGTGGTCCTTCATAGTAGGAGCCAAAACCGTGATTGCCAAGGTTAGACAGTTCTACTTTTTGAGGGAGGTTCTCCCAAGTGATATTACCCCTCATTTGTAACAGTTGCAACATGGTTGAAAAATTACTGTTCTGGTCGCGTGCCACCGCCAGTGTATGCTTGTCGTGGACCTTGTGACCTGTAAGTGTCTCAAAAGGAAACTGTCTTTTTAGGTTACCGTTGTCGGTGATGTCCACCAAAGTGTGTATTCTGTACTCGTGCATTTGATTATTTTGGTTTTGCCTTTTCCACTATCTTATGCAGTTCAGGTTCGATAACGCAGTCAATGTGTGTGTATCCTAGTTCCTGAGCTAGTTGATAACGTTGCCTGCCTTTCCACACTACTAAAACCTGTCCGTCTTTCTCTGGTGCCTCATCTGGTAATGTTGGGCTACCTCTTTTGTAATATTCGAGATGAATATTCTTCCAATAGTCCTGTGTCATTGGCAACAGCATCAGGGGATAGTCCATCTCGCCACTGGCTATGTCGGCCTCTAACACATCACGATCAGGTATCTCCTCATAGATGCTGGCGGGTTGTATCTCGTCCATGGACATGGTCTTGATTTCATATTTAGATGCATGGTCCAACATGTAGGAATCTTTGGCTCGGAGGTGTTTCATATGGATATTTAAGTCGTAAAAAAAGGGCGAACCTAAAAAATAGATCCGCCCTTTGGTAATTTACTTACTGTATGCTATACTATTACGCTCCAACAGAAGTATCACCCATATCTCTGTCAGCCGCTGTTGCTGAAGAAATATTCGCTGTTACTTTGTCAGGTGTCATTGCGTTCAAGGCTCTAACTGCCGCCTGGATCGCCGCTACTGTAGTAGTATCACTGATTGTGTCTAGGCTGTCTCTTCTTACCATGTAAGTTTGTTCTGTGTCTGAATTTGACAGAACGCCTTTACCTAAGATGTTAACACCTTGGTTCTGGATTGCCTGCATTGCAAGTTCTAATGCGCCTGTTGCCGCAGATGCTCTAGGGTTAGTAACCTCACCAGAAACGTCTGAGATGTAGTCAACTGTGATGAAGTCTACTTCTACGCCGTCTGCCTCGTGAGCTGTGTTTGGTGAAACAAAGTTTGCCGGTCCACCTGCCGGTAATGATGTGTCGTAAGCCATTGTGATTGTCTCCTATAATGGTATATGATTATTACTAGATATTAGCCACAACTGCAACTGTAGTTCCACTTACGTCGATAGCCGCATCGTCTGATTCAGAAGTCGAACTTGCTCTGCATCTGATTGTGCCTAACGCTCTTAAGTAAACCTGCATGTTTGCCGCCGCCGCTGTTTGAGGTGAAGCCGGAGTACCAGTTCCTGTGTCTGCCCAAGAATCTGCTCTCTCAACGATCGCAGTAATTACACCATTAGTTGTTGTAACCCTATAGTTCTTTAACGTACCTCTAGTTTGGATTCCTTGAAGTATTCTATCAACGATTCCATCTTTGTGCGTGTTTCCATCGATATCAAGTGCATTCGCCGAGCCGTCTTTGACTGTTACTGTGAACAGTTCAATTGCGACGTCACCGTGACTTGTAGTATCTGCTACGAAAACCGCATTGTTGTTTGAGTTAATTGCCATTTTTAATCCTCCTTTTTTTCTGATTTAAATGACTATGATCCCGCTCAGGGATCAAGTTGCAAGTATTTAGTGGTAAGATTGGTAAATTATGCTGTAATATTAAGATTTAAGCCAAACTTCATCACTTTTGGTGCGTTTAAAGAACTTATAGCCTAGGTCTTTCAATATGGACGCACACTGTTGTGCAATATTGTTTCTTTTGTCTTTTTTCATTTCTATGTTGATGACAGGATTATTCTTGGCCAATGTTTCTTTTGCACCCGTCAGCAACGGAATTTCAAAGCCGTCAACATCTATCTTCACAAAGTCAACATTGGTCAATCCGAAACTGTCAAGTGTCCTACAGTCTATGTCTCCATCATCATCATGTAACACTGTTGAATTGAAGTCTTGCTTTGCTTTGTGTTCCCTGTCTGATAATCCGTAAGGCCAGAGCAATACATTTTTCTCTTGTATGTTCTTCTTGAAACATTCTCTGAAGTTTGGGTTTGGTTCGAAACACACAATACTCTCAAAACGTTTGGCCAGTGGTCTCGTCCACTGTCCTATGTTGCTACCTATGTCTAGGCACACACGCCATTGCTTGACTTGTTCCAATGCGGCATCTCTTTGTGCCTGTTGTCCGTGTCCTGCGTCTTCTAGGTAAGTGGGTTTGGTGTGCTGACCATACAATACCCAGAAACTATTTTCTGTTGGCACCACACTCCTTACAATCACAATCTGGACAGTCCCTGCATTCTGTACACGATTGTTTACAGTGTTGTTCACATCCGCATTTCTCACAGATATATTTGATCAAATTATCCATCGACTGCAAATCTTTGTAGGCACTCGTTACAGTCACAGGTATCACAGTTTCCACAATTAGTACACTTTTTGTTACAGTGAGGTTTGCAGGCACATCTATGACATTTCTCTTTTTCTTTTTTCATTACAACTCCTTAAATTTTTTCAGTATGTCGGTGTTCGGCAGTTTGGCCTGTAGTTGCTGTTGCAGTCTGTGTAAGGTCTGCATCTTCATTTTTGAATTTAAATTATTGTAGTTGGCCACTGCTCGCCTTATGTTCTTGAGGTTGGCATCTGTAATGTTAAGAGATCGTTCAAGTTGTGTTAGGTTACGATAATGATCCTCCCAACTCCTAAGATATCTCCTTATGGCCATCACGGGCACAGGTTGCCTCTGTCTCATGGCCTGTGCTTCGTCCTTGTTCTTTAATTTCTTTGTAATCTCTGGATCTCCTGATACAATGGCCAGCATGTTTGAGAGATCATTGTTGATCATCCTGACCTGGTCAAACGTTCCCTTGGCCATGGTCTGGTCTGCGTATGACCTGGCGAAAGACTGTGTGTCCTTATTCTGGCTCATCAATGCTAGGGCTAGAAAACTGAGGTATATTCTTTCAGTGACCTCTGGGAAAGTGAATCTTTGCAAGTCACTATGCCTTCTAATCACCTTGCCTTCAGATACATACTTTAAAAATGGTGTTAACATACGGGTATTTATAGGCTATATGCAACGAAACTTTATTCTCACAGACGTAATGAAGACAGGTAATCACCTTGATCTGGAGGAGTTCATCAATATGAACACATTGGGTGGCCAGAAGTTTGAAATGACCGGTGAATATTACACCCTACACAACTATGACTTGGACAGTTATGATCGTAAATTTGCCATCATTGATGTGAGACTCCATAATGACAGATTGAAAGGCAACACAGAATTCGATTTAGAACTTAAGAAACGTTGTGACCTACTGCACAGTCAGGGTTTCAAGTTCATAAAAGCGACACCCTGGGAATCAGTGGAGAATGTTATATCGAGTCCACAGTATCCTGAGATAGATATAGAACATTTCAAATGGACTGGTGGCACTAGTTGGTTCTGGTACTACATGTATAACAAACACAAGGACAACAGGTTCAAATTTACACACGATCACAACGGCAGTTACTGGCACAAGATACACGAGTTCTTGTATCTCAACAAGGCTCCTAGAAAGCACAGGATTAAACTGTACAACAAACTCAAAGATGCCAACGTTCTCGATAACAGCATATACACTTTCACCATGCTCGATGATCCGATTAGATTAGACAACAAATACGAATTGCCTGGCATAGACCCCAAAGACTATCCACGTTTTGGCAAAGATCAAGACATATACGAACTGCCATACATAGACACCGTCTGTTCAATAGTTTCAGAGACAAACGACAACAATGATGAAATCTTCATGACAGAGAAAATATGGAAGCCTATCATGGCACAACACCTTTTTATAGTTCATGGCAATCATCTGTATCTACAGAAATTGAAAGAGATGGGGTTCAAAACATTTGGCAACTACTTTGATGAAAGTTATGACCTCGAACAGGATCCAGATGGACGTATCGACAAGATAGTTTCGTTGTGTAAAGAATTAAAAGATCCTTCAACAGATCTTAAACATGGAAATAAAAAATGGCAGGACCTTTACCTGCAGACAAAGGCGTTAAGACAACACAACTATAACACTATGTTTGATAAAAATAAATTAAGTTTAGAAATCAATAAGACTATAAATCTATTTCTTGAATTTGCTGATACCAGTCAAGTTTCTTCTTGAGAATCCTAATCTATCTACCAACTTGACAGCATTGCCTGACCTGTCCACAGCGACGAATCCCTCGGGCTCCGTGACCTCCAGTCCACCATCCGTCTGTTGGAATGAACCTATGGCCTGGGCCTGATTCATTTTCTTCAAGACAAATGCTTTCATGGTCTGCACAGCCTTGTAGAACATCAGCATGGCCTGTAATGGTTTCTTCGCCTTGTTTAGGAATGCAGGCATCTGTTTCATCTTGTCCTGTCTCAACTGCAAGGCCTTCTGTGCTTTTAGACCTGACATCTGTTGTTGCATTCTGTCTGCGTAGAACTTCTGGAACCCTAATAGAAATTTATTGACATCTGTTGGTAGTTTTCCTTGCTTGACCATTGCGTTGATGTACATCTGGAACATGGGTATGAAGTCTTGGTTCTGTCCCAACACGCTGGATAGATTTCGTGGCACATTGTTCAAAAGATTTTCAAGTTTCTCTATTCCATTGTAGAATTGTTTTGTTTCATCATCTGTGAACTTGGCACTGCCTGACACGTCCTTGTATGTTGCATTGTCAAAGAACACATCATTGCTTTTGGCGAACGAACTGACATCTGCTCCGCCTTGTGCGTTCATGTCTGCTAGGGTATCTCCCACGTATGTTGTGTGGAATATGATCCCCACCTTGGCCCTGTCTATCTGTTTGCCCAGGTCACCGCCTTCTGGCACTGCGTAGGTGATCGTGTTGGGTGTGAATGTGAGGTTGGGTTTGCCATCCACGTTCTTACGTGTGATGTCCTCGTCAGTGAACAATAGATCACCTTGTACGACACCCTGTATGTTAAGTTTTTTCAAATGTACCAGACACTTCAACAACTTCTGTCCTAGATCATCTGTGCCGTGGTTAGTGGCTATGTCTTTCTTACTGTAATTTATCTTGGCGGCTTTTGCGAATACTGATTTAGTTCCAACAAAGAACTTGCCGTTGTCTGGATTTGTTCCACATACTACGGCAGGAGCGCCGTCCCACTTCACAGACACACTCATGGCCTCCGAACTAGATCCTTTAAGTGTTAGAAGTAGTCCCCTAAAGTATTCCACGACTGCCTTGCCTCCCTCGTAACCATCTGTGATCACTATGTCCTCGATGTGTTCGAGGTGTGTCCTTTTAAACTCTGTCAGGACATCTTCTATCAACATGATTAATCCTCTCGGTATTCGCCGTCTTTGATTTTAAGCAGGTTCTCTTTGACGTCTCTGTTCTCTTTGATACGAGCAACACCTTTGCTGAACTTGGATGCGTCCATGTTCTTGATTGCTGAATTAAATTTCTTTTCTAGTTTGAATGCTGTGTCTTGGTCAAAGTTTTCTCGGATGTAAGTCATAAGCCTGATTGCTGATTCAAGTATGTGTGAAGCACGACTTTCAACCACCTCTTCTTTGTCTCTTTTAAGAGGCATAGAGCTCAATTCTTCTAATAAACTTCTAGTGTTTTTTTGCATATATGGTATTTACTTCTTATTATAGCAGAATAATAGTAAAAGTCTACTGGCCTATACATATATACTTTGTAATGAGAATGAACAGGCAACAGAAGATCCGTATGTACTCACACCACGATCATGACATGGACTTCGAGGACGAATTCTGGCCCATAATGGGCATACTGCTGGCGATACTGGGTGTGTGGACAGGCATCATACATCTCATAGATTACCTTACCATAGACCAAATCCCATGGTGGGCGGAACCGTTCACGATCACACCCGTCATATTCCTGATCATAATGAAGGAACACTACGACTCTCTGAACCCTCTGCACTGGTGGCCCATGTTTTGGGGTTATGAAGCCAAGTTGCCTGACGAGGACAGGATAACCATACGACCTTTAGACACGGAGAGAATAATGCAACAGCACGGTGGTAGGTTGAACGTGTACATTGTCGACTACGAACACATCAAGTTCCGTAGGAAGAAGGATGCTGTTATTTTTGGTCTGAGGTATTTCTAGAAGACACAAACACTGTGCCGTATTTCTTTTCGTAGACGCTGAGCTTGTCGGAGAGTTCTTTGACGATCTGCTGGTAGTCCGCAACCTGCACTTCTAGGTTGCCTATCTGGGCCAGCAGTAATCTGACTTCGTCCTTACTTGCCTTGTCCTGCATACGCCTTGTAACTTCTCTTCTTGGCTTTGTTCATAGAGCTCATCTTGATTCTGCTCTTGTTCTTGCCTTGGGAAGTCTTCTTGGGTTTGCCTTTTGTGTATCCTGAAACATTTATTGCCATACTCGTATATTATAGTAGACACTTCTTCAAGTCAAGTATATAATGTAAATAATATTATGATAAAATATCAAATGAGATGCAGATGCGAACACGAGTTTGAGGGTTGGTTCCCAGACCTCAATGAATACAAAAGACAAAAGAACAAGGGCATGATCCAGTGTCCCATGTGCGACAGCACGGCCGTTGACAAAGCACTTGCCACCATTTCGGTGAAACTGCCCAAGAAGAAAAAACCTATTCCGGATGACTACTTCGTCATGGGCGAGACTGCGGAACAGATATTGCAGAAGTTGAACAAGAAAATCAAGAAAGATTACCAGGACGTTGGTAAGAACTTCGCCAGAGAGGCCAGGAAAGCACACAAAGGCAAACGAGATGTAAAGTTCTACGGTAAACCCACCAAGGAAGAAACTAACAAACTGCTAGATGAAGGTATAGACCTGTTTGCGGTGCCAGACTATAAGGTAAAATAGTCGCATAAAAGTTGATCTTTCAGTGCCGGTTGACTTAATACACTTTCTAGTATATAATTGTATTATGGAACGTAGGATAACAGAGATTGAAACTCCAGAGTTACGTAACCATAATAATAACAATAAGGAAAAGGAAACAA